ACAACTGGAGCACCTACGCTGACAGGATGGTTGCAGAGCCTGAATAAAGGAGGGGTAACATGGAATATCTCGGCATCGACGTTGCCAAATGGCAGGGCGTCATTGACTGGGCCAAAGTGAAAAAGGCCGGTGTGAAGCTGGCGATCCTGAAGATTACGCAGAAGAACAGCGCCATCGAGGGCGCCTTCGAGCGCAACTACGCAGGCTGTAAGGCCCAGGGCATCCCGGTGGGCGGCTACCGCTATGTCTACGCCAAAACGGTCAAAGAGGCCCAGAAGGAAGCCAGAGCGCTGGTCTCCGTCCTCAAGGGGCGGGAAATGCCCTGCGGCGTCTGGCTGGACATGGAGGACAAGTCCCTTCTGAAATGCGGTAAGGCCACTCTGGCCGCCGTGATCGAGGCGGAGCGTAAGATTCTCGCCGCTGCGGGTTACATGGTGGGCGTCTACTGCAACCAGTACTGGTACAACAGCGTCCTGCCCTCACACAGCATCAACCTGCCGTGGTGGATTGCCAAATACGGCTCCAACAACGGCAAGAAGCAGAACCCGCCGAAAATCAGGCAGGGCCAGACACTTTACGGCTGGCAGTACACCAGCAAGGGCGGCATCAGCGGCATCCACGGGGCTGTGGATTTGGATGCGGTCTATGTGGCACCGCCCGGGATGAAGAAGGACACCGCAACCCGGCCCACCCTGCGGAAGGGAGACAGGGGAGAGTACGTCCGGTATCTCCAGCAGCTTCTCAACGTCAAAGGGTACCAGCTCCATGCGGACGGCATCTGGGGCGTGCAGACGGACACGGCGGTCCGGAACTTCCAGTACAAGGCCGGGCTGACGGTGGACGGCATCGTCGGGCCGAAGACGTGGGCGGCGCTGGTGAAGTAGTTGACCCACAGTTGATTGGCGTTTGATTTTTAGTTGACCCATAGTTGATTGACAATGTTTTCTGAGCAGTTGGCGAAACACTTGACGAATCAGTTGACGATTGCCATATGCTGCGCGCCATCGACCTTGCGTGAATTCTTGCGTAACCTTGCGTGAATTTCGCGAGTTACGCAAGGTCCTGTTGTACGTGGTGCCCGGCACTTTCTTATTTAAGAACGCTTTACTTACACTCATCGAGAAAAGTCTAAGTAAAAGAAAAGGCGTTTTTCTTTCATTAGCTGGCGGGGCGGCGTAATGCTGCCCCGCCTTTCCTGCTGAAAAATGACATACATTTTGACATACAAATTAAGCTAAAACACGCCGAAACACGCAATAATGAGAGATGGCGCGCTGCCGGAAATTTGAACAATTTGAAAAAGATAGTCCTGGTTTTGACATATAACACGTCAAAACCAGGACTTTTTCTTTGGAGCAGGCGATGGGAATCGAACCCACGCAGCCAGCTTGGGAAGCTGGGGTTAAAATACGTAAAGGCCGTTGCGCCATCAGCCTTTTTCGGCTATCTTCTCGCTGGTTGACATACATTTTGACATACATTTTCCAAGATTGATTCTCTCTCGTGCCGCCTCGATTACGTCATCTGTAGTATCTGTGTAGATGTTGGCGGTCACTGAAATGTCACTATGCCCCATCAAGTACTTGGCTACGTTGATAGGGACCCCTGCGTCCTGCAGGTCGGTTCCATAGGTATGACGCAGGCAGTAAGGGACCAGGTCATCTGCCACGGCATGAACGATGATCTGATTCCGGTACACCCGCGCGCCCATCTCGATATCCAGAGCGCGTCGAAAACTTGTCCAGCAGCTGCGCAAGCTGGTGCGGGTGTGCATCTTTTTACAAGGTCTAAGTCTTCTGGAGACAACCCGTCCTCTTGCGCTTGACGAGCAAAACGCAAGTATACATCGTCAAGTTGTGCTCCGTCAGAGGAACCAGTCCTTGTTGTAGTTCTGTGGTCCTCAACCAGATCAGCTTTTGTTACGTTGAAGTATCGTGCCAACAATTCAATTTTATCAATGCGTGGATAAGTTTTTCCATTCAGCCAATCTGCAAGGGTCGTGTATTTGATACCCAGATCACGGCAAATATCATTTCTTGTTTTTCCATGCATATCCATATAAAACTGAATGTTGTGTGATATTATCCTCCTATTTCCAAGATTGCTCATTACAACTGCTCCTTTCAGTCTAACAGATTATACGCTAAAACCGTAAATAAATCAAGGGAATATACGAAAAAACCGTTGACAAAACGGTTTAACCGTAATATACTAATCTTGCTGCAAGCTGACGAGGAGGTGATTTTCAGTGAGCATTACATTGAAGGCAGCAAGAATAAATAAGAATTTGAACCAGAAGGAGGCTGCAAGAGAACTCGGAATTTCTGTTGATACTCTGGGAAAATATGAACGTGGAATTTCCTTCCCGAATGTGCCAACTATACAGAAGATGGAGAAGCTTTACGGAGTATCTTACAATGACCTTATTTTTTTACCAGAGAATTACGGTTTAACCGTAATTGGTGACAAGGAGGAAAAGCAGCATGAATGAACTGATGATTTTTGAAAATCCCGCTTTTGGGAAAGCCCGTGCCATGCAGATTGACGGCGAGCCGTGGTTCGTCGGAAAGGACGTAGCAGAGATGCTGGGGTACAGCAACAGCCGTAAGGCTATTGCTGATCATGTGGATGAAGAGGACAAGACCGATGGGGTAACGATTCGTGACACCATCGGCAGGGAGCAGAATCCCGTACTGATTAACGAGTCCGGCCTTTATAGTCTGATTCTTTCCAGCAAGCTCCCGGCCATGCGCCGGGGTGAGAAAGTGAGGTGACCACCATGGCAACCAGAACAGAGATCGCGGCCGATCTTCGGCGCACCTTCGGGGCAAACGCCCTGACCAAGAAGCAGGTGGGTGAGTACATGGGGTACAAGCCCCGGGCAACCTACGACTTTCTGAGGGACGTGGATGCGATTCCATCCCAGCAGGGACGGCAAAAGAAGTATCTGGTCATTGACCTGGCCCGTAAGATCGAGCGGGTAATGATTCCGGGAAGCTGAGAAAGGAGTGATCCGTCAATGAACACCCTGCTGATCTGCCTGACCATCGGCCAGCTGGCCTGCGTTGCGGCGCTGGCGTGGATGGGCCATCAGGCCATCCGGGACCGTGTGAAAGCGGAAGAAGCGATCTACTGCCTGGAGCTGTACATGGAAGGCCACGGCCTGCCGGTGCCGACCGAGGAGGAGCTGGTGGACTACATCGCACAAAAGGAGGACGCATGAACGAAAAGCGAGCATCCCGGCGCGTCTGCGCCTGCTGCAAGGGCGTGTACAGCAACGACCGGATGACCCGGCGTGGCAAGCGGTACATCTGCCCAGTATGCGTGGCGACGGCAAAGCAGAACAGGGTCCTGCGACGTGCCCGGGCCAAGTGGCCGGAGGAGGTGACCACATGAAACAGAGAATCTGCTCCAAGTGTGGCCGCATCGAGATGGACAGCGGCTCCAGCGGAAAGAAGTATGTGTGCGCTATGTGCAGCGGTCTGCTGCTGAAGCCCACTGACCTGCGGGAGCAGGAGCGTAAGAAAGAGCGGTACATGGCCGCCAAGTGGCGGAAGAAGGTCAGCGCATGATCCTGCGGCTGAGACTGTGCAAGCACCACGGAGGTCCCGCAAGACGTGGCCGTCCGCTAAAATGGTGCGTCTGCCCGGTGTGCGATTTCCATCAGCGAAGGAGGGAAAGGAATGTACGCTCTGCAAGTAAAGACGCCGGCATCTCCGGAATGGGTCCAGCTGTCGACTTACACCGACAGAGAGATGGCCGAGCGGCTCCTGGATCGCCTCGTCAGCGAGGCGGAGTCCGGCTGGGAGTATAGACTGGTGAGTGTGTGAGAGGAGGACAGGAATGATTTCCAAGTTGAGAGATTTCAGGGTCGATGATAGCGGCTCCATCGAGATGTACATGGCGAACGAGAGCGACCCGGCGCTGGCAACCGACCCATGCCTGCACGATGTGGACAAGGGGCTGTTCGTCCGGAACCTGGGCGCTCTGCTGGCGCAGACCAGAGAGGGCGTGGTCGGCTGCGAGTACCACAACGACCGGAAGAATCAGATTGAGATGGTGACAGTGGAGTTTAACAACGGCTACACGAAGACCATCAACGTGACGATGGACAGCTACCTGGCTGTGATCCGTGACGTGTGCAGGAACATTTGAGGAGGACCTATGACAAAGCTAAAAACAAGTCTTTGCGCTCTGGAAATGAATTTGAGCAGGGAGCAGGAGATCAGCCTGCTGGGCTATGCGCTGGACATGGTAATGAGCCGGGAGGAGCCAACCTCCGATGAGGAACCTGATCATCGGCAGGTAGAAGAACCGGAGATCGACGAGAAGCCGATTGATCGCCCCGAGAGCAACCCGGAAACCTGGAGCGGGTTTATTCTGGCAGAGTGCGAGAAGTGTAAAGACCTTCGAGCGTTTAATACTCATACCCCGATCACAGAGTATGTCTGTAGCAAGTGCGGTGAGACTACCCAGCTAAAGAACAAAACAACTGTCTATATGCGCTGCCCATCCTGCGGAACGTACTGGACTTATAGAACGAACTCCACAGATGCTGCCGTACAGGCTGCGTGCATCGACTGCGGAACAATAATGGAAGCCGCATGGAACTACGATCAGAGATGCTACGGAAGAAGAAAGGGCTGGTAAACATGCACGAAGAGAGAAACTTCCATCTCACCACGGTCGGAGGGCTGAGCACGATCATGTCCCTGGCATCCAGCGGTATCGGCATGTGGCTGCTGGCGACGGACAGCAGGATCGCCGGGACTGTGCTCATGGTGACTGGTCTGCTGTTCCTGCGGCTGGCGTACGAGGCCTTCCGGAAAATCCGGGAGAAGCCTGATTGGTGTGAGTGGAATTCCGACGAGGAATAAGAAAGCCGCCACCGGAGGGCCTAATCTCCAGTGACGGCAAGGTGGTGGTACTCCGCAACGAGACCACCTCCATTATAACAGACAAAGGAGGTTTTTCAATGGGAAAAGATCATAATGTCGCCATCGTGGACGGCATTCTGGGTGCGATTGACCAGTCGGACGAGTGGATCACCATCCAGACCACGGATCCCTGGATTCGTGCCGCAGACGCCGCCTATCATAATGCAATCGAAGAGGTTCAGGGTATGACAGCAGACGAGGAGGACAACCTGACCGCCTGTGTGTTCGACCTGGTCAACGCTTATACCTGTCAGGCATTTTTGTACGCAGCCCGTGTAATCGGCGCGGTTCTGGATGTGGCCGGCAGACCGGGCGACCTGTCCCGGCATATCCTGCAGCGGACCGGAGCGGAGGTCAAGGTATGAGAACAAGTGAAACAAAGGCAACGACTTACGCCAATTTTCTGGAAATGTACCTTGGACAGCACTGCCCTACGGCCGAAGCACAGCAGGCGGAAATTGAGGAAGCTATCTCTGAGCTGTCTGAACAGTGTGAGTTCTGGACGCTGGATATTATTCGTAATCACCTTAACGCCCTGCGGAAAGGCGAAAAACGAGCCGATGATCTGTTTTACGTGCTCTTTCAATTGGCGCGGGCGGATGACAAAGGTGTTTATCTAGCTGGTACATTTCTGAACAGCTACAATAACCCGAAAGGAGACTAGACAATGGAAGTCAAAGTGATGATTGATCTCACCGCACGGATGGAGCAGGCCCTTCGGGATCTCTGCGCCGTGCTGAAGACGAAGCGGGAGGAAGAGGTAGCCAACGCACCCATTCCTCCGAAGGATGCTCCTGCGGCGAAACCTGCAACATCCGCGCCTGTTGCGGCACCGGTGTGTGCTGATCCTGTTCAGCCTGCTCCGGCAGCTGTGCCCGCCCCCGAAGTGCCGCTGTCTCGGGCGCCGTCGTTCACAAAGGGGCAGGTTGCCAGTGCGGGAGCAGCTTTGCTTCAGGCTGATCCGGGCAAGAAAGAACCGCTGCAGGCTCTGCTTGCACAGTATGGCGTTCCCAGTGTCGCGGATCTGCCGGAAGAGCACATCGGCGCCTTTGCCACAGCGCTGAGAGGATTGGGGGCGAATATCTGATGCCGGGTGCTCATGCACTGTTATCTCCGTCCAGTAGCCACGCCTGGCTGTACTGTACCCGGTCTGCACGACTGCAGGAGCAGTACAAGGAGACCACCAGCAAGTACGCCGAGGCTGGCACATTGGCGCATGCCATTGCTGAATTGAAAGCCCGAAAGTACTTCCTGGATCCCATGTCCACTCGAACCTATAACAGCAGAATGAAGCAGCTGAAAGCGGATCCGTATTACGATCCGGGGATGGAGAAAGCGACTGAAGATTATCTGGATTATATGAAATCCTTAGTGATCAGCAGCGGAGACACAGCGCCCTTCGTGGCCCTGGAGACCCGTGTAGACTATGGCGAGTACGCTCCCGGCGGATATGGCCGGGCGGACTGCCTGATCTTTGCGCCACCGGTGCTATACGTGGTTGACTATAAAAACGGCGCGGGCGTTCCGGTGGCAGCGGAGTGGAATCCTCAGATGATGCTTTATGGTTTGGGCGCGCTGCGGACCTTTGGGGATATCTACGGTTCCAGTATTACCACTGTGCATCTGGCTATCGTGCAGCCGAATGCCGGAGGCGTGAAGGAATGGGAACTGTCCAGAATGGAACTGGAGGAGTGGGGAAACCACTTCGTCCGGCCCCGCGCCTGGCTGGCTGATAAAGGGCAGGGAGATTTTGCTCCCAGTGAAAGCCGCTGCAGGTTCTGTAAGGCAGCGCCTGCGTGCAAGGCACGGGCTAACTATTTCCTGAGCTTGTCAGCCTATCAGATTCAGTCGGAAGAGGACACGCTGACAGATACACAGATTGGGCAGATTCTTCCCCAGGCCGAGGGGCTGGTCTCATGGGTATCCGACCTGAAGGATTACGCCCTGAAGACGATTCTGGACGGTCGCAGCATCCCCGGCTACAAAGCGGTGGAAGGCCGTACCTCTCGAGCGTGGACAGACGTGGATGCCGCCTTTGTGAAGCTTCAGGAGAGAGGTGTTCCGGAAGCGCTGCTCTGGGAGCGGAAAGCGGTTACGCCTCCGGCGCTGGAGAAGGCGCTCGGAAAGAAAGACTTTACAAAGGCGGCTGACGGTCTGGTCGCGAAAAGACCAGGCAAGCCGACGCTCGTTCCGGAGAACGACAAAAGACCGCATTACGACCCCGCCAGGATTGCGTTTGGGGGTGGCAAGGATGGGTGATGTCGTTTCGATCACCAGCGGAGACTATCATCTTAACCTGCACCGGGACGCTTTGAATGCGTTAACTGTGGGCCGGCTAAAGAAGATTATGAAGATCATGCTGAAAGCCGGATGGGAAAACGACAACGATGCCGCTATTGAAACAATTCATAAATGGCTCCAGGAAGACGTTGCTGCCGCAAAAGGAATCGTAGCCGACGCCCAAAAGGATTTGGACGACTACTGGCATCCCGGTTTGGTTGTGGACAAAAAGGTCCGCGCGCTTCAAAGGGAGCTGAAGAGCGCAAACAGAGACTTACAGAGAGCGGAAAAACTGCTCGACTACTACTTAACAGAAAGGACGAAATACTATGGCAACTACGATTACGATTAACAACGTGCGATTCTCCTACTGCAAACTGTTCCAGCCGGACAGCAGGCCCGGGCAGGACCCCAAGTACAGCACTACTGTGCTGGTTCCCAAGAGCAACATCGAGGCGAAGGCCGCAATCGACGCCGCCATCGAGGAGGCGACGCAGATCGGCACCAACAAGAAGTGGAACGGACAACGCCCGCCTATTGTGGCAATCAGCGTTCACGATGGCGACGGTGCCCGACCCTCTGACGGTATGCCTTACGGCGCGGAGTGCAAAGGCCACTGGGTGTTCACCGCGTCCAGTAAGGTCAAGCCCTTTGTGGTGGACGCCAATGTCCAGCACATCATCGACCCCACGCAGGTGTACTCCGGTATGTGGGGCAATGTCAACGTCAGTTTCTTCCCGTATGCGAGCAACGGCAAGAAGGGCATCGGCATCGGTCTGAACGGCGTTCAGAAGGTTCGGGAAGGAGAGCCCTTGACAAACCGGATTACCGCGGAGGACGCGTTTCAGGCGGTCCCGGCTCCTGCCGTTACCACTCCTGCGGTGGATCCCATCACCGGACTTCCGGTCCAGCAGTAACTGATGAAAGCTGTACATCATCTCTCCATCGACATAGAGACTTACAGCGACATTGACCTGACAAAGGCGGGGCTATACCGTTATGCGCAAAGCCCCGCCTTTTGCGTCCTGCTGTTCGCCTATTCGCTCGATGACGGTCCGGTACAGGTACTGGACCTGACTGCCGGGGCGAGCTTGCCGGAATGGTTGGTATCGGCCCTGAGCGATCCGGGCTATCTCAAACACGCTTATAATGCGGCATTTGAATGGTATTGCCTGAGCCGGCATCTGAGCCTGCTGCTGCCCGTGGAACAGTGGAGATGCACTATGCTTCACAGCATGTACTGTGGTTATCCGGGGAGCCTGGAGGCGGCTGGGCGGGCACTGGGCCTGTCAGAGAATAAGCAGAAGCTGTCCGCCGGCAAGGCGTTAATTCGGTATTTCTGCGTCCCCTGTAAACCAACAAAAACCAACGGCGGGAGAACCCGGAACCTACCACAGCACGACCCTGAAAAATGGGAATGGTTCAAGGCCTATAACGGCCAGGACGTGGTGACAGAGATGGAAATCGAACGGAGGCTGTCGGCCTTCCCGGTACCGGACTCTGTGCAGGAACAGTGGGTAACTGATATGCAGATCAATGCCCGTGGAGTCGCTGTAGACATGAAACTGGTGGAGGGCGCCCTACAGATTGCGGACAGGGAAAAGGAAAAGCACATCATGGAAGCCAGTACAATAACCGGCCTGTCGAACCCTAATAGCCCGGCACAGCTGCTCCGCTGGCTGAACGCACAGGAGATTCCGGTGGAAAATCTGCAGAAGGGGACGGTTGCGGAGCTTCTTGGTGGAGAGCTGCCCTCGAAGGTGCGCCGGGCGCTGGAGATTCGTCAGGAGCTGGGAAAGACCAGCACGAAGAAATACAACGCTCTGGAGACTGCGGTCTGCGCCGATAGCAGAGTGCGTGGTCTGCTCCAGTTCTATGGGGCAAATCGTACCGGACGATGGGCTGGGCGAATTGTGCAGCCTCAGAACCTGCCGAGGACTCATATCGAGGAGGAGCTGCTGCCGCTTGCCCGTGAGCTGGTACATAGCCAGAACGACGCAGGTCTGAAACTGGTATTTGGAAGCACCGCAGATACCCTGTCTCAGCTGATTCGGACCGCCTTTGTCGCTTGCCCGGGCGGGACCCTGGTGGATGCGGACTTCTCCGCCATCGAGGCCCGAGTGGTGGCCTGGCTGGCCGGAGAGGAATGGGTGCTGGACGTGTTCCGCACCCACGGAAAAATCTATGAAGCTACGGCGTCCCAACTGTACGGAGTACCCATCGATAGAATTATAAAAGGCAATCCGGAGTACGCCCTACGGCAGCGTGGCAAGGCTGCGACGCTGGCGCTTGGATATGCCGGGGGTCCGTCGGCGCTGATCACAGCCGGAGGACTGAGTAAGGATACTCCCGAGGAGGAGCTTTTGGAGCTGCGGGACATGTGGAGACAGAATAATCCGCATATCGTGAATTTCTGGTCCACGTTGAACGCCGCTGCGATGGAAGTTGTACAGCGTGGCGCGTGTATTCCGATTCAAAATGGACGATTAGAACTGGCAAGAGAATACGACCACTCCAGCGGGCTGGAGTTCATGACCGTTCGATTGCCCAGCGGTCGAAAGCTTTTCTATCCTCACCCTCACATAGGTGTCAATCGGTTTGGCAATCCCTCTGTCTGCTACTGGGGCGTGAACCAGACCACTCGAAAGTGGGAGGAAATTGAGACCTACGGCGGGAAGCTGGCGGAGAATATCACGCAGGCCGTGGCCCGAGACTGTCTGGCAGAGGCAATAGAACGGCTGGAGGCGGCGGGGTATCGGTTGGTGTTCCACGTTCATGATGAGGTGGTAATAGAAGCACCGACCGAACAGGCTGATCTGGAGGACGTGGTGCGGATTATGTCCATCCCACCGGCGTGGGCGCCTGATTTGCCGTTGAAAGCGGACGGTTGGGTCAACCCATTTTTCAAGAAGGACTGAGCTCATGAAGCATAATACAGCTTTGCCTGAGAAGGCGGGGCGGGGGGGGATAATCTGTGACGCATAATCGCACAATCACGATCACGGTTGGCGAAAGCCGTAAATCGGTCAACTGGCGGCCGCAGACACTGACGCTGGAGGAATTTTACGCCAAACTGAAGACACCTGCCCGGAGCAAGGAGACTATGGCGGAATACCTTGCTCTGACAAAGGGCCAGCAGGATGACCTGAAGGACGTGGGCGGTTTTGTGGCAGGTACTCTGTCCGGTCTGCGCAGGAAAGCGAACGCTGTGACGGGTCGTGACCTGATTACACTCGATCTGGACAATATCCCGGCCAGAGGTACGGAGGATGTCGTGCGCCGGGTTGAGGCGCTGGGGTGTGGTTACTGTGTTTACTCTACCCGGAAGCACATGCCAAGCGCCCCTCGGCTCCGGGTTTTGCTGCCGCTGGATCGTACAGCCACGGCAGACGAATACGAGCCCTGTGCCAGACGTATGGCGGAATACATCGGCATGGATCTGGCGGACCCGACGACCTTCGAGGCTGTCCGGATGATGTACTATCCCAGCGTGTGCAAGGATGGGGAATACATCTTTTTCACTGCGGACAAGCCCATGCTGGACGTTGACGGGCTGCTGAAGACCTATACTGACTGGAAGGACTATACGTCCTGGCCGGCGATTCCGGGCGCTGTGAGCCCCGCACGGATGGCGGCGAAACAGGGAGACCCGCTGCAGAAAACCGGTGTTGTAGGGGCGTTCTGCCGCTCCTATGACGTCCGGGGCGCAATGGAGAAGTTTCTGCCGGGCATCTACGCCCCGGTAGATAACACGCAGGATCGGTTTACCTTCTGCCAGGGATCCACTACCGGCGGCGCGGTGTTGTACGACCAGGGCCGATTTCTGTACTCCCATCACGCTACAGATCCGTGCAGCGGTAAGCTGGTAAACTCCTTTGACCTGGTCCGTCTGCATTGCTATGGCGACCTGGATGACGAGGCGGCACCGGGGACGCCGGTGGTACGCCTGCCCAGTTACAAGGCCATGCAGGAGCGGGCAATGGCTGATGAGACTGTGGCGACGCTGCTGGCAAAAGAGCGGGGGGACCAGATTATCTCCGCATTTCAGGCAACGGATGACCGTTCTAACGTTGCTGAGCTGGCAGGGTATTTGGGCAGCCTGAAAGGGGTGATTCTCACTACCGCCGTAATCCGGCGGTTATTGGTTTTATTGGGGATCCGTATCAGGCTAAATGAAATTACATGGCACGTGGAAATGGAAGGGTACCCGGCCGAATGGTCGTTGTCCAATGCCGAAAACCTTCTTCCAACATATCTGATGGACCACCTCCGACTGGCCGGAATAAAAGGTCTGGCGAAAGGAACGGTATGCGACAGTCTGGATATGATTGCGGAGGAAGGCCGGTATAATCCAGTCAAGGATATGTTGCTGTCAAATGAGTGGGATGGAACGGATCGTCTGATGGAGCTATTCGATATTTGGCGTGTTCATGACGCATTCTCCCAGTTGCTGACCCGAAAATGGCTCATTCAATGCGTTGCTATGGCGCTAAATGATGAAGTGCGCCCACAAGGAGCCGAGGGTGTTCTGGTACCGCAGGGTGAGCAGGGTGTTGGAAAAACGAGTATACTCCGTGAGCTGGTCCCTCTGCCCAGAATGTTCAAAGAGGGCGCACGGCTGGATATGCGTGAGAAAGACACCTATATCCAGGCACTTAACTGCTGGATCTGTGAGCTGGGCGAGTTAGATCGTACTACGAACAGAGACAGTGCCGGTCTGAAAGCATTTATCACCCAGGATCTCGATGAATACCGGACGCCCTATGCACGGAAAGCAGTACGACGACCACGAAGAACATCATTCTGTGGAACCGTCAATCCCGGGGATTATCTGGCCGATATGACAGGCAACCGGCGATTCTGGACGATTGAACTGCGTACCAAAGTTGACACGGGCAGACTGTTCAGCCTGACAGATGAATGGCGGGTACAGCTATGGGCACAGGTATTTGAACTGTATCGTGCGAACCCGCAGGGGTTCCGGTTGACGGGTGAAGAACGAAAGCAGTTGGAGAGCCGAAATCAATGCCACATGAAAGCACTGGACTATGAGCTCGAATTAAAGGAGTTGTTTGACTGGAGTCTTCCGACAGCAGAATGGGGAGAATTCTCGGCGGCTGAAGTGTCCAAGAGACTGCCAGGATTTCCGCCGGCAAGGAGAATGGGGAAAGTGCTGGTGAAGATCAGCAGAGAGGACCCACGGGTTTCATCTCGAATACTGCACGGAAGAACGGTATACAAACTACCCATGAAAACTACGCAATGCGCTGCAGCGCTAAGAGCGCTATAAGGTTTTTGGATTTACATAATGCTGGTTTAAGAGAAATTTTCGTCTTAAAATACGTGATTTAAGAGTCTAAAGACGCAAATAGCACTGAGCCTTCAAGCAATCCACCCCCAAGCTTCTGGTTGGAGGGTGGATTAGGGGTGGATTGCGAAAGAGGAAAACCCACCCCGGGGAAAGCGTTGTGGCGTAATACCTTCAAGGAAAAGGGTGTATTAGGTGGATTACTTTTTAATATACGGAAATAAAAGAGGATAAAGAGAATATAGAGTGTGTGTACTCTATAAACGCTTAATATATAAAAGTTATAAAATGCTGCTCACCCACCTACGGGAAAAGGAGGACACATGTTTGAAAAATACCTGCATAAAGGACTGAATCTGAAACGGTTTTCCGTTGTGGCCATTTGGCCGCAGCCGAATGAAAAGAAGTATGCGGTACTGTTGATGCAGAGTCGGGACATCGATGATCCTGCGCCCTGGTGTGTTCATTACCGGGGCAACGGGTCCTACTTCGCAACGGTTCAGGAAGCAGTCGACTACTGTACCGGACGGAGCTTCCGGATGGAGCTGCCGGTATGACAGAAAAAGCATTGGAGAAGCTGTTCGTCCGAGAAGTACGGGCAAGGGGCGGAATTACATACAAGTTCGTTAGCCCCGGAAATGTCGGAGTACCAGACAGAATTGCTGTTGCCCCGGGAGGACAGGTTTGGTTCGTGGAACTGAAAACGGAGATCGGAAGACTGAGCCGGATGCAGGAGTACCAGTTAGAGAAGCTTCGTGGAATGGGCTGCAAGGTTGTTGTGCTTTATGGACGGGAGGAAATCATGAAAACAGTTGCCTCGATTTTCAACGAAGCGAAAGGAGGTGGCGCCGAATGAAGTTCGTACCGCATGGGTACCAGCGATACGCCGCTGACAGGATCGTCAGTGATCCGTACGTTGGCCTGTTTCTGGATATGGGCCTCGGTTAGGCAAGACAGTGATCACGCTGACGGCCGTTAACGAGCTGATCTACAACCGGTGGGAAGTAACACGCTGCTTGGTGATTGCCCCGAAGAAAGTGGCAGAGGCTACCTGGAGCAAAGAGGCCGAGAAGTGGGACCACCTCCAGCACATGAAGATTGTCCCTGTGCTGGGGTCAGCGCAAAAACGGATCCGTGCGCTGGGCACCAAAGGAGACGTCTGGGTCATCAACCGGGAAAATGTCCCGTGGCTGGTTGACTACTACCGCCAGGACTGGCCTTTCGACATGGTGGTGCTGGACGAGTCCTCCAGCTTCAAGAATTCCCGCAGCAAACGATTCCGGGCGCTGAAGCTGGTGCTGCCGCTGATCAGGCGTCTGGTGGAGCTGACCGGTACCCCCGCCCCCAATGGCCTGGAGGATCTGTGGGCGCAGATCTACCTGCTTGATGGAGGCCAGCGATTGGGAAAGACCTTGTCCAGCTACAGGGAAGCATTCTTCACACAGGACTACGCCAGACCCGGGCAGATGTACCGGACGTATACGCCGACCAGGACCGCTGAGGCCCAGATTAAAGTGGCCATCGCTGATATCTGCGTGAGCATGAAGGCAGAAGACTATCTGGAGCTGCCTGAGTACATCGAGGACATTGTGCCGGTGGAGCTGGACGCAAGGGCGCGGAAGGCCTACAAGAAGATGGAGCGGGATATGCTGCTGCAAGTGGACGAGCAGACCATCACGGCCCAGTCTGCAGCTGTACTGAACGGGAAACTGCTGCAGTTGTGCAGTGGAGCAATGTACGATGAGAACCATGTTCCAGCCATTATTCACCGGTGCAAGGTGGAAGCATTCCTGGAAGTCATAGAGCAACTGCATGGAGAACATGCCCTGGTGTTCTACTGGTTCCAGCATGAGCGAGACCGCTTGTTGGAAGCGCTGTCGGATTCCGGTCTCCGAGTGCGGGTGTACACCGGCGCCCAGGATGAGACAGACTGGAACAACGGCGAAATCGACATCCTGCTGGCCCACCCGGCCTCATGCGCTTACGGCTTGAACCTGCAGCACGGCGGCAGGCATGAGATCTGGTTCGGATATCCCAACTGGGCACTGGAGCTGTATCAGCAGGCCAATGCCAGACTATACCGACAGGGCCAGGAGAAGCCTGTCGTTGCCCATCTGCTGGTGGTTCAGGGGGGCATGGATGAGGCAGTGGTGGCGGCATTACAGTCCAAAGGCGATACCCAGGAGGCGTTGATGGATGCCTTGAAAGCAAAAATCAGAGAGGCAAGAAGTCGGAGGTGAAAGCATGAACCGAGAAGAGAGACGCCGGCTGATACACAGGTATGGAGCAGCTAGGGCTGAAGTCGCCGCCAGGATGAATCTTGATAATAAAATCAATCGATTTGTCCGTGATGCTACCGTACAAGCCCAGGCAGATACCGCCACCCAGCGTGCTATGTGGTTGATGGTGGTGAGTATCGCTGACGCATATGGCTTTGGGCCCAAACGGATGGAGAAGTTTTTCGCGGCCTTTCAGGCAAACACGGAGCAACTTCAGGCGTGGATCCGAGAGAACGGTGAGGAATATGCCTATGAAAAAATGCGTCAGGCGGCGGAGAGGGCGACCGGCAGCGAAATCCAATATCTGTACGAGAAGGACTGGCGGAAGAAACTGAAGGACGAAAAGAGGCGACCAGGATGACCGCGAAAGCATGGCTCAAACGTGGCTGGCAGCTGGACCGGGAGATCAACTCTCTGCTTCGGACCAAAGAGGAGACCCGGGCATGGCTGATGTCGGTCACGGCCAGCTATTCAGGGGAGCCTGTGAACGGGACCAGGGACCCGCACCGATACGACCGACTGGCGGAGCTGGACGAGAAAATTGACCGGCGCATAGACCAGCTGGTGGCTGTGAAGCAGGAGATCATGGACGCCATTGCCCAGGTGGAGGATAGTCGGTATCGGACGCTGTTGACGGAAAGGTATGTCAATCACAAGACGTGGGAGCAGATCAAGGAAATCATGCGATACAGTGATTTGCGGTATGTCTATCGGTTACATGGCTGGGCGCTTCAGGCAATAAGGACTACCATTGAATGCCATGATTAAGCTGTGCTATGGTGTAGGTGGCCAAAGTGAAAGCCTGTTTCATTTGTGCCTCCTTCCGTTATATATGCCCCAGGCGTAAAAGGGGCACGCCCATCCGGGTGCTCCGGTGCAATTCCGGTTGCCCTCATGCCGGAGAGAGCGCTAGACGACGGCGGGGAGTACCTGCCCTCCGGCAAGCTCAGTTGGTGAAGTGACATCCCGGAAAGACGGGGCCGCGACCGGACGGAACTCCGGCACCAAAAGCGGGCCGGCCGGTCCCGTTTGCCGACGCATAGCGTTGGGCGATAAATACCGGAAGACGTACCAATCCCACAGGCGTCGCGAAGCCTGTGCGTTCCGGACGGCTGAGGTGCGCAGCTCCGGTCGTCAAGCGCCCCGCCGATCATGGGGAGAGCTGGCGGCCGGGGTACTTATTCGATGATACAGACCCTGCCACGCCTGAGGGCGTACCATGGTGGGGTCGTCTTTAATACCCGGGGGTGTCCAGAAATACCGGGGGCAGCTTAGAATACCGGGGAGACTGTTGGACCGGGGGATCTCCATTATACGGGCCCCCACTCGAATGGCCGGCCCCCCATGCAATAGACCCAGGGGCTTGCAGTTGCACCCAGGGTATTGACCAGAGGGGCGTGTGGAAGTGTGATCTATCAAGCCGGCGAAGGTGAGCAGGTTAATCAACGGAAGAGCACGTGGAAGAGCAGACCCTCAAACCGGTGGACTACTGGTCGATAAAAGATAATTTGGTTTGTATGAGGAAAAGCAGAAAGAACCCAAGATATTCCAATGGAAACCTTCGGCGGAAGCATCGAGCGAGATTCAAAGCGATGGATGCGCCGTGCGGAATCTGCGGCGGACAGCTCGGTCCAATTCACTACGATGAGCCGAGCAATGCGCAGCATCCGCTATCGTTCGTCATTGACGAGATTCGTCCTGTTAGTCGCTGGCGAGAGTTTGGTTATGCTTCTCCAAAAGCGGCTGCGCAGGATTGGAACAATTTGCAGGCTGCGCATTTCTGCTGCAACGCGGCGAAGGGCGCGCGGACGACAAGCGAGTGCGCAATTTTTCGGAGCTTGCAGAGTTTCAACGAGAGCGAACGAGATGGTGACTGGTGACGGCAGGGTGGGGGAGTACCCCCGCCCCGCCCCGTGGCGCATCCAAACAACGTGCAGCGCCGATTTACACACAAATGGAATATATGGGAGCCGAAGTTATGAACTATCGAAAGTTGACCGCTGCCACCAAGCGCGGGACCCGTCTGGAACAGCTGAAGGCGCTTGCCGCAATCCTGGCACGGAAGATAGACAGCCCAGGCGAAAGGGACAATGTTGCCCAGCTTGCTAAGCAGTACCGTGAGACGACAAAGGAGATCGAGGAGATCGAAGGAATGGCGGTGAGTGACGATGAGATCGGCGACATCCTCGCAGCGCGTGACGCTGCTGGGAAGCCAGGAGCCGTCCGCTAGGATTACACCTCCATACACCACCACAGACGGACCGGATGCGGAGCGAATCATCCGAGCCGGCGGCATCAGGCTGGACCCGTGGCAGAGTGAGACCCTGGCTGACTGGATGGCTATGACGCCAGCTCAGAAATGGGCGTGCAGCAACTGTGGCGGGAGCGTTCCGCGGCAGAACGGAAAGACTGCGTTGCTCAATGTCCGAGCCGGATCAGGGATGCTGCTTTACAACGAGCAGGTGATCTATACAGCACACCTCCAGAAGACGGCAACTGAGACCTTTGAGGAGCTGGCGGCATTGTTCGAGGCTCCGAAGCTGAAGAGATATGTGAAAGACATCAAGACGGCCCTCGGCCGTGAGCAGATCGTCCTGCAAAACGGTGCCCGCATCAAGTTCCTGGCACGCACCAGAAACGGCGGACGGGGCCAGCACGGGGATCTGCTCATATTTGACGAAGCCCAGGAGCTGGACGATAATGCCCAGGCGTCATTTATCCCAGCCATATCTGCCAGCCTGAATCCGCAGGTGATATACGTCGGCACACCGCCGGGTCCGGAGACGCCAGGAACGGTCTTCCGGGGCATCCGGGAGAAGGCCATGAACGGCGAGACCAGGACGACGGCGTGGTTTGAGTTCTCCGTGGAGGAGATCGGGGACGTGACAGATCAGTCCAGATGGGCGGAGACCAATCCTGCCCTCGGACGACGCATCTTGCTGTCCACCATCGAGAGCGAGGTGGAGCAGATGGCGCCGGACACCTTCGCGCGGGAGCGCCTGGGCTGGTGGACGCCGGTGGAGACCGGTATTGACCATGCTATTCCGTCGGAGCTGTGGGAGGCCTGCAAATCGCAAGAGCTGAAGCCGGAGGGAAAGACGGCGTACGGTGTCAAGTTTAGCATTGACGGCTCCGAGGTGAGCCTGTGCGGCGCCGTAATCCCGAAGGAAGGACCCGCCCGCATCTCCTTGATCGAGCGGAAACCCACCGGTCTGGGCGTTCAATGGCTTGCCGATTGGCTGAACGCTCGATACAAAGAGGCGTCCTGCATTGTGATTGATGGCCGGAACGGCGTCGACGTGCTGGTGGACAAAATATCCGGCACCTGGAGGGCAAAGGGCTCTGTAATTCGGCCCCGTGTGAAGGATATACTGGCCAGCGTCGGCACTTTGACCAACGCCCTGGGCGAGCAGACTGTGACGTGGTATTACGAGCAGGAGTCCCTGCGGGAGAGTGCGCTGTCCGCAACCAAGCGGCCCCTCGGGGGCGGCTGGGGCTTCGGCGGCGACAACTCGACGCCGATCGAGGCGGCTGCACTGGCTCTGTGGGGAGCCAAGACAAGCAAGAGAGACCCCACAAGGAGGATGTTGATCGGATGATGATACTTGTTATCCCAAGCGAAGTTCCGGGCCTCACCGCCCAGGAGCAAGATATGCTTGCGGACCTGAGAGATATCTATACATCGCACCAGTCGAAAAACGCGACGAAGGAAGAATACTACGAGGGTGCTATCCGACTGAACAAGGTCAATCTTGGCATTGCACTGCCGGAAGGTCTGTCCCGGCTGGAGATCGGATGCAGCTGGGGTGCGAAGACGGTGGACGTACTTGCGGCCCGCTCCATGTTTGACGGATTTGTCGGCGTCAATGGCGAGACCGTGGCGGAGCTGGACAGCATCGTTGAGAAAAATCGCCTGCTCTCCGAGTATCAGAAGGCCTGCCGGGACGAGCTGAAGTACGGCTGCACCTTCGCCACTCTATCTTATGACGAGGATGCGGGCTGTAAAATACGATTCCACTCACCTAACACGGCGGCTGCACGCTGGTCCGGGGAGAAGGGCCGGATTGACTGCGGCTTCGCGATTGTCGACACGGTTGCGGATGAGTCCCAGGAGAGCAAATGGATGCCCTCCGAGATCAACCTGTACACGGACGACGCTGTCGTTGTCCTGCGACGGGTAGGTTACCGATGGACCGTAAATCGAATGAACCACAAGATGGGGCGGCCCCTGATGGAGCCGCTGATCTGGAATGCCACCAGCTCAAAGCCCTTCGGCCGCTCTCGCATCAAGGAGCCGATCCGGCGGTTGATCGACGGCTATGTGAGGACCATCGCCAACGCCACTATCGGTCTGGAGTTTTCAACGACCCCGCAGAAGTACCTGCTGGGCGTGACAGACGAGCAGTTTGACGCCGTGGTCAACCAGAAATTCCGGCAGTATGTGGGCAGTATTATCGCATCGACGAGCAACCCGGAAACCGGCGAAAAGCCCACCTTCGGACAGCTCCAGCAGGGCAGTCTCAGCCCCCACGTGGAGATGATCCGCATCCTGGCGACGCAATTCAGCGCCGCAACCGGACTCTCCGTCACAGACACCGGTGTGGTCAATGACGCCAACCCGTCCAGCTCGGACGCGATCCTTGCCCAGAGTCAGACTCTTGTCCGGATGGCGGAGCAGCTCAACGCCGGCAACGGTGATGCGCTGCGGACCATCGCCCTGATGGCGGTGGCCATCGCCAACCAGACCACGCTGGACAAGCTGACTGACGAACAGCGGGACGTAGTAGCCCACTTCAAAAACCCTGCCATGCCGTCTGTAGCTGTGACGGCGGACGCCGCCATTAAAATCGCCTCTGCCCGTACAGAGTTCGCTCAGACGGACACCTTCCTGGAGATGATTGGCTTTGACCAGGCGGACATCCGGCGCATCAAGGCCCAGGAGAGCAGGGCAAGAGGGTTGGCAGTCCTGACAGAGGAGTTTGGCGATGAAGATATCGTCGAGTGACTGGCTGAAGTACATCCGTAAACTGACGGGCATCAATGACCGGGCGGCAGCGCTGATGCAGTCGTGGATGGTCAAGAATGGATTGGGAGATGTCGAGGCTATGATTGCCTACGCCCAATCATTGGCGACCAGGTACGGGGAGGCGGCCGCCTCCCTCGCCTGCGAGATGTACGATGCCGTGGCAGCCGCCCAGAACGCCGCTGTGCCGCCCGCCGAGCCCGCGCCTACGGCAACCTATCAGGAAACGGCTCGGGCCGTGAGGGGCACCCTGAAGAATCAGAGGACCACCGTGCCGGGCACAGTCGGCCGACTGGTGAAGCAGGCGGAGGCGGATACCACCCTGAAAAACGCTGCTCGGGACGGCGCGCAATTCGCCTGGGTACCCCATGGCGACACCTGCGCTTTCTGCCTGACCCTTGCCTCCAACGGCTGGCGATACATGAGCAAGGACGCGCTCCGGAATGGTCATGCGGAGCACATCCATCCCCATTGCGACTGTACCTACGCAATCCGATTCGGAGAGAGCGGCGGCGTAGAGGGCTACGATCCGGACGCATATCTGGAGGTGTACGAGAACGCCGAAGGCGCCACGCCACAGGAGAAGATCAACGCCATACGGCGGGACCAGTATGCCGCTGACCCGGAGAAATATCGGGCGCAGAAGCGGGCGGCGTATGCGGCCAGGAAAGAGACCAATACTACTGCTGCGGAGGCTCTTATTTCAACGGGCGGGCAAGTAGGCGGCTTGTCGAGCGGCGGCGACGATGGTATAATTGGAGGCGGTGGGAATGACGGCGGCCGCAATGGTAGTCCTCCAGATCGTCCTTCAGACGAATGGCAGGCAAAGCAAATCAGTGCAGCTATTAAGGCGCAGGTCAATGAAGCGAAGTCTGACGGCTTAGTTGATGCAATTATTGAGAATCATGAGGGATTGCGGCATTACACGCCTGAAAGCATGAGACACGAATTTGTATCCGCTAATTATGAAGTGAAACCTCTTGGCAGAGGGAATTACAAAGGTATTCCGTTTGAAGAAGGCGGTGGATATAGGGTCAATTTTGGAGGCGACGGGCTCTTTCAGTTCCACCCTGAGGGGCGATCTCACCATGATGGCGCCTATTGGAAAGTTGGTAACGGCAGAATTGGGATAAGGAGGTATAATCTCGATGGCAGTGAAAAACAACATAAAGAAAGTGAAAGCCGAGATTGATGCCCGCCTTGCTTCAGTCTATGAGAGCGTCAATATAATCGATCAGCCTTTTTTCCGAAAGGCTGACGGTGTGAGTTTTCGTGTCGTGGATCTTGGAGGATTCCGAGATGCGCTTGTAATCGAATATGCCGATACGTGGGAAGATGGAGATTTGTTTTATCCGGCAGATTTTAAAACGCTGGACGAAATGTGCTCAGCAATGATTGGTGAGATCGAGTCCTGATTATTTCAGTTGATTTCTATGGAGGAATAACCATGTGCAATACAAAACGCTTTTACCCAGGCGGCCAGCCGTACACTCCGCCCCGTGACCTGACCGAGGAGGAGAAGGAGCGGGTGCTGCGGTATCTGGAAAGTAAGAAAGAAGGCGTGAAGAAATCATGAAAAAGATTTGCCCAACCTGCAAACGGATGTATAGCGAGCTGGAAAGCTATTGTACCAAGTGCGGGATCGCACTGGTCAAGGAACCGAACCGCTGTTCTGCGAACAAAACAGCGCTGTGCGCAGGAAAAACCTTCGCCGATGATGACCTGTATTGCTCCTACTGCGGATCACCAACAACCTACGCGAAAGAGCTCCTGGAAGAGCAGAGTAAATGGTAACCTGAGAACAATCAACTATCGGTCAACTAACCACCCTCCATGCGGACGGTGGTATTGTTATGCCCGAATAAAACCAAACAGCGGCCTGTTTGGTTCTTAGGCCACATTCACAACCCACAACGTGCATGCTTAGAACCAAAGATGCACGATCAGCACGATGCGATGCACCGTGCTTTTTTCATACCAAATTGACCGGAAAGTCGTAAAACTACCGACCGTAGCGGAAGCGACCCGCGTGACCAAAGCGTAGCGGAGAGAGGAGATGGACTTATGAAAAGAACTGACATTGCGGCGATTTTCCCCGATGCCACCGAGGAGCAGATCAAGGCTCTTATGGACCTGAACGGAAACGATGTGAACCGTGAGAAGGGCAAGGCCGACGACGTCAAGAAGCAGCTGGCCGACGCCCAGGCAACCATCGAGGAGCTGAACAAGTCACTGCCGGATCAGGAAGCACTGCAGAAGGCAACCAAGCGGGCCTCTGATCTTGAGGCAGAACTGAACGGCATCAAAAAGGCCGAACAGCTTCGTATCATGCGTGAGTCTATCTCGACAGAGACAGGCGTCCCGGTGGCGCTCCTGACCGGAGAAACCGAGGAAACCTGTAAAGCACAGGCCCAGGAGGCTCTGGAATGGCACCGTCCGTCCTCCTATCCGTCCGTGCGGGACGGGGGCGAGGTGACCAAGGTGCCCAGACAGAGTACCCGGGACCAGTTTGCGGACTGGGCCGGGTCTATCTTGAACCCAAAATGATAAGGAGTGAAAAATATGGCAGATATCAACAGAACCGCCATTGCGCTGCCTACCGAGGTTTCTTCGGAGATTCTCCAGAAGACCCAGGAGGCCAGTGCCATCATGCAGCTGGCACGGCAGATTACCCTGCCCGGCCGGGGCCTGACCATCCCCATGATCACCGGCGATCCCACTGCTGAGTGGGTGGCTGAGACTGGCGTCAAGCCCGTGTCCAATCCTTCCGTCAATCAGAAGGTCATGCAGGCGTACAAGATTGCCGTGATCGAGACTTTCTCTCAGGAGTTCACCCGTGATATGCGTGCGCTCTACGACGCGCTGATTGCCCGGATTCCCGGCGCGCTGTCCAAGTGCTTTGACGCCACCGTCATTGGCACCGTGACCAAGCCGGGACAGAACTTCGACAACTTTGCTTCCTGCACCGCTCAGAGCATCAACGGTACCAACACCTATGCCGGTCTGGTGGCCGCTGACGCTGACATTTCCGATCACGAGGGCATCCTGAACGGCTTTGCCCTGGCGCCGCAGGCCAAGAGCATCCTGCTCTCCGCCGTGGACGGTAATGAGCGGCCCCTGTTCATCAACAGCGTGGCGGAGGGCGCCATCCCTATGATCCTGGGCGTGCCGACCTACTTCAACAAGGGCGTCTATAAGGCCGGCACCTCCGGCACTCCCGGTACTCCTGCTGTTGTCGGTGTGGCCGGAGACTGGACGCAGGCTATGTACGGCACCGTCGAGGGCGTCAAGGTGGACATCACTGACAACGCCACCGTGACGATGGGCAGTGGCGCGTCTGCCACCACCATCAACCTGTGGCAGCAGAACATGGTCGCTGTCCGTGCGGAGATCGAGATTGGTTTCCGGGCAGATACTACCGTGTTTAACCTGCTGACCGGCGCAGTGCCTACGGCTTGATATGGTCAGGTTCGTCAATAAACTGACCGGCGGGGAAATGTGGGTCCACGAATCCCGAGTGGAGGAGTACAAGGCGGCAGGTCATACACCTGCCGCCGCTCCCGTTGAGAAAAAGCCGGCAAAGAAGCCAAAGAAATGAGGTGGTCTGCATGGCCTACGCAACCGTAACGGACGTTCAGGACCGGCTGACCCGTCAACTGAGCCAGGATGAGGAGAATGTCTGCGAGGCATTGCTCGATGATGCTACCGTGTTGATCGACTCAGCAGCTCCGGGCGCAACCGAATCAGCCAAGAAGGTTGTCTCTTGCCGTATGGTCATGCGGGCGATTGGCTCCGCTGGCGGCAATGGGGTGCCTATGGGGGCTACCCAGGGCAGCATGGCGGCTCTGGGTTATACGCAGTCCTGGACGATCGGCAGCGGCTCCAGCGGAGAACTGTATCTGTCAAAGACAGAGCGGCAGCTCCTGGGCTGCGGGAATCGCATCGGCGCTTACAGCCCTGTTGAGGCACTGGTCCCGGAGGTGGGCACATGAGAGGTATCACCGTCACGCTCTATGAGCGAACACAGACGGGGACAGACCCGTTTGGGGCTCTGGTCTATGAGGAAAGCCCCGTGCTGGTGGAAAACGTCCTGGTGGCTCCTGTCAGCGCTGAGGAGTTGCTGGATATCGTCAACCTGTACGGGAAAAAGGCGATCTACCAGCTCGGTATCCCGAAGGGTGACACGCACGACTGGCAGGACCGCCGGGTGGATTTCTTTGGCCAGAGCTGGAGAACCTTCGGCATTCCCATAGAGGGGATCGAGGACCTGATCCCGCTGGACTGGAACAAGAAAGTGATGGTGGAGCGCTTTGAGTAAAATGAAGTTTGAGCTCAACTATAAAGGCGTCGGAGAACTGCTGCGGTCCCCTGCGATGAGGGGCGTCCTGGAGTCGCACGGCCGCCGTATAGCGAGCAATGCGGGGCCTGGATACAAGAGCGGGGCATATCAGGGCACCGATCGTGTCAAGGTCAACGTCTGGCCGGATACTGCTGACGCTTACAAGGACAACTTGGATAACAACACGCTCCTGAAGGCGGTGAGATGATGATCGAAAAGACAGTCCTGGACTATCTGAATGCCCATGTTTCCGTCCCGTGCTTCATGGAGCGCCCCGAGGTGCCTCCCGCATCTTACGTGCTCATTGAGAAGACGGGCTCCACCCGCTCCAACCACATCAATCAGGCAACACTGGCCCTTCAATCCTATGCGCCAACACTCTATCAGGCAGCTGCGCTGAACGAGGAAATAAAGACGATCATGGACGAGAGCATTGAGCTGGACTCGGTCTGCCGGGCCCGGCTCAACTCTGACTACAACTTTACCGACACGGCCGCAAAGCAGTATCGTTATCAGGCTGTGTATGATATCACTCACTACTAGGAGGGAATAGAATGTCTACTGCTGCAAATGTAAGTACTGGCAAGCCCAGAGCGACTGGTTCTATCTACCGCGCTCCGCTTGGGACCACGCTCCCGACCAACGCAACGGAAGAGCTTAACGCGGCGTTCAAGCAGCTGGGCTATGTCTCGGAGGATGGCCTGGTCAACTCCAACAGCCCGGAGACCGACTCTATTAAGGCGTGGGGCGGCGATACCGTCCTCGGTCTGCAGACTGAGAAGGAGGACACCTGGCAGTTCACCCTGCTTGAGGTGCTCAACAAGGATGTGCAGGAGGCTGTTTATACCAGCGGCAACGTCAGCGGCGACCTCGACACCGGCATCACTATCAAAGCAAACAGCGCGGAGATGGAAGAGGCGTGCTGGGTCTTTGATATGCGCCTGAGAGGCGGTGTGCTCAAGCGTGTTGTCCTGCCGGACGCCAAGATCAGCGAAATCGGTGACATTACCTACAAGGACGACGAGGCGATCGGCTATGAGCTGACCCTGCTGGCTCTGCCGGACTCCGATGGGCAGACACATTATGAGCACATCCAGAAGGAAAGTACTAACAGCACCGGAGGTGGCACCTGATGAAAGGTAAGCTCAGTAACGGCTTCGAGTATGAGGTCGACGATCAGCTCCTGGACAATATGGAACTGATTGACGCAATCGCAGACGCTGACGAGGACGCAACCGCCGTTTCGGCACTGGTCAAGATGGTATTCGGAGACCAGCGCAAAGCGCTCTACGAGAACCTGCGGAACGAAGACGGCCGGGTTTCTGTGACCGCAATCGTGAATGCGGTTAAGGAAATCTTCGAGGCATTCGGTGAACAGGGAAAAAACTCCTGACCCTGGCCGGCATGCTGGATGCTGGCAGGGATGAGCTGATCTGTGATCTGGCTGAAACCTATCACATCTACGATTATCGAAGGGTCCCGGCACGGCTGCTCGGGACCCTTGCTGTCGGTCTGGGAGACAACTCAAGGATAAAACGCAAGCTAAACGGCGTCACCGAGTCGACTGAGGTGATCATGCTGGCGAGGATCCTCGACGCCGTCAATCTGCTCATCTGGGGGATGACCAAAGACGGCGCAAAAGGCCGCAATCGTCCGAAGTCTGTGGCGGAAGCCTGCTTTATCGGCGGTAAGGACACAAAGCCGGAAGCGGGAATGACGATCGAAGAGTTTGAAGCGTGGCGGAAAAGAATGATGAAGGGAGGGAACGGCGATGCCTGAACTCGGAAAAGCGTATGTGCAAATTGTACCTTCGGCAACAGGTATCAAAGGGTCTATCTCAAAGGTGCTGACTCCGGAGGCCGACGCCGCGGGCAAAGAGGCCGGAGAGAAGGCGTCAAGCAGCTTTAGCGCCAAACTCGGGAAGGTTGGTGCGACAGCCGGCGCAGCCGGGGCGACGCTGACTAAGAGGTTGACCCTCCCGCTCGTTGGAGTTGGTACGGCAGCGGTTAAGGTGGGAATGGACTTTGACGCCGAGATGTCTAAGGTGGCTGCAATCTCTGGCGCAACCGGGAAGGATTTCGAGACACTGAGAGCGAAAGCCCGGGAGATGGGCGCAAAGACAAAATTTTCCGCAACCGAGGCAGGGCAGGGGCTGGAGTATATGGCTATGGCCGGTTGGAAAACCGACCAGATGACTGCTGCCCTGGAGCCCACTCTGAAACTGGCAGCAGCGTCCGGAGAAGACCTCGGAACGACATCGGACATTCTCACGGACAGTCTGACCGGCTTCGGAAAGTCTGCTAACGATGCGGAGGAGCTAACCAACATCATGGCGGCAGCCAGTTCCAACGCCAATACCAACGTCAGCCTGATGGGAGAGACCTTTAAGTATGCGGCATCTGTGGCGGGAGGATATGGATACACTATGCAGGACACCGCCCTCATGACCGGCCTTATGGCCAACGCAGGCATTAAAGGCTCTCAGGCCGGTACGTCTCTCCGTTCTATCATGTCCCGGCTTGCCACTGACGCTGGGGCTTCTTCCAAAAGCCTGGGCGCCTTGGGGACGCTGACCAAGAAGCTGGGCGTGGAGTTCTATAATGCGGACGGTTCTATGCGGCCGTTAAGAGACGTAATCAACGACAGCCGGACGGCGTGGAAAAAACTCACAAAAGAGGAGCAGGCTAACTACGCCAAGAAAATCGCCGGGCAGAACGCTATGACCGGCTGGATGGCGCTCATGAACGCCTCCGAGGGTGACGTCAATAAACTGACAAACGCCATCGACAACAGTGACGGCGCTGTCGATAAAATGTACGACACCATGACCAACAACTTCGCTGGCGCATTGGACGAAATGAAGTCTGCTTTGCAAGAGGCGGGGATCGTGATTTCTGATATGCTGACCCCCTACCTCAAAAAGGCGGCGGTGTTTGTCAAAGACCTTGCTGCACGATTCTCCGAGGCGTCTCCGGAGACACAAAAAATGATTGTCAAGATCGCGGGCATCGGCGCGGCGATCGGGCCTGCACTGATCGCCTTCGGTAAGCTGGCAAGCGGCGTAAGTAAGGTTAGCGGAGTGCTCAGCAAACTGAAAATGGCAAGCACCGGCGCCAGTGGCGTGATCGGAAAACTGGGGCCCCTTTTCGGCGGAATTTCTGCGCCCGTCGTAGCGGTGGCGGCTGTGATCGGCGTACTGGTCGCCGCCTTTGTGCATCTCTGGAAGACCAACGAGGGCTTCAGAAAAAACATCACAGCCATCTGGAACAAGGTGAAGGCATCTTTCTTCCTGTTCTATACCGGAATTAAATCTCGGTTGGAGGGCATGGGCATCACGTTTAAGAGTGTTACGGCAAAGATTCAAAAGGTCTGGAACGGCCTGTGCTCTGTCCTTGCTCCGGCATTCGAGACTGCCTTTGGAGCGCTTAGCGTAATCATAGACACCGCCCTTCAGACCATAATGGGCATAGTTGATGTGTTTATTTCCATCTTTAAGGGTGACTGGAGTGGTCTGTTTTCCGCGCTGAAGCGAATTTTCAGCGCACAGTGGAACGGCCTGAAAGCCCTGGCAAAGACCCTGTTCAATGGCCTGTTCAAAATGTGGGACGCCGTTCTCGGTTGGTTCGGGACAAGCTGGGAGAAGATTTGGAACGGTATCAAGACGTTCTTTGAGGGCATTTGGAAGGGAATCACCGGCGCGGTATCATCTGGCCTCAACAGCGTAAAGGCAACGGTCGGTAGCGCATTATCGGCTATCACTACAACCTTCACTGACATATGGAATGGAATCAAAGGAACCGTTTCGACTGCCCTGAACGCCATAAAGACGACGGTCAGCAGTGTTCTCACGGCGGTATCAACATTTTTCTCTAACATCTGGAATGGAATCAAAAATGCTGCAAGTACCGCGTGGAATACGATTAAGAATGTCGTGACAGTTGGCATCATGCTTATCAAGGAAGTCCTGTCAGCGGCCTTCAATCTCTTTATGCTCCCGTGGAGATTCCTCTGGGAAAACTTCAAAGGCCCGATTATGGCTGCGTGGAACGCGATCAAGACCTTTGTTTCTAAAGCCCTGAACGCCATCAGGGGGGTCATCACAAAGGTGTGGAGCGCAATCACGTCTGTTGTAATCGGATTCCTGGAGAGGGAGAAGCGAGGTTTCATACGGATTTGGACTGCGATTAAAACCGCCGTGACAACCGCTGTCAATGCCATCCGTAGCGTTATTGTGAAGGTGTGGACGGCGATCAAAGCCTTCCTTACACCGATCCTGAACACGATCAAAAAGGTGATCACGAAATCTTGGACTGCGGTCAAAACCTACGTGACTACTGTGGTCAACGCTATCAAGAGTGTGATAACAAAGGTGTGGAAGGCCATTTCTGCCTTTATGGCGCCGATTTTGAACACGATCAAGGCAGCTGTCACAAAGGCGTGGAACGCAATCAAAACGGCTGTGACAACGGTGGTCAATGATGTGCGCACAGCGGTAACCACCGCATGGAACAAGATTAAAAGCGTTATCACCACGGTGTTGACGGCAATCAAAAACACTGTGGTCAACATCTGGAACAAAATCAAGACTGCGATTACGACTGTCATGACCAATATCAAAACCAACCTGGTTAACGTCTGGACTCGCATAAAGACGACTGTGACATCTGTAGTAAATACGGTGAGAACATCAGTCGTTTCGGCGTTCACCAGATTGAAAGACTCTGTGGTCAACATTTTCCGCCGTATCAAAGAGACCGCGGTCAATGTGTGGACCAAGATCAGAAATGCCATCACGGGGCCGATCAACGCTGCAAAGACTACAGTCGGAAATGCCATTAAAAAGATCAGGTCATTTTTCCATTTCTCCTGGTCCCTGCCGCATCTGAAGCTGCCGCATTTCTCTATCAGCGGAGGGTTCTCTCTGGATCCCCCTTCAGTTCCTCACTTCGGGATTGATTGGTACAAGAAGGGCGGTATTTTCGGCAAACCCACTGTCCTGACCGGAGTGGGAGAGGCTGGAGCGGAGGCGGTGCTGCCGCTGACGGCCCTGTGGGAGAGATTTGACCGCATGGCAGACTCCATCGTCAATGGCGTCGCTACCGTTGTGGCTGGAGCAGGTGGAGCTGGCGGGGAGATTACCATTCCTATTTACCTGTATCCTTCCGGACCCAGAATGGGCGAGGAGATCGTCAAAACCTATGACACCTACAAGAGGAGGCTAGGCTGATGGCAGTACCTGCGACAATCACGATCAACGGCGTTGAAATTCAGCGGCCTCCAGACTTTTCCCCGACCAGGGAGGACGTGCTGGCTGGCGAGTACACTACCTGTACAGGGAAACTGATTGCTGATCGAATCGGCTGGAAGTTTGCCGACATGACTCTGACATGGCCAGCACTCCCCCAGTCGTCTGTAAATGCGCTCACTTCTATGTCGGGAGCGACAACCATGATCTTTGATGATCTGGACGGCACGACCCAGACGGAGCAGGTAATCCGCTCCTCTGTGGTCGGCCTGCGAAATCGAAACACCATCCAAGGAACCGTGTGGTGGCGCAATGTTCAGGTGGAGGTGAGGTTCATCAATGTCCATAGCGAGTGAGAACGCGAAGCAGATCCGGAAGGGGATGGAGGTGTTTATCAACCTCAATATTGGGGCAGATGACTTAATGGCTGCGGTTGGCACAACAGGCGGCATAAAGGTGAGTCCGGGAAGCGATACGGAACGAC